GAACGTGAAAGGATAGACTAATATAATTGTATATAGTGAAACGGAATTACAAAGATAAAGCATAGAAGAACATAGAAAAAACAAGCTATTCAAGAAATAAGACAGATGTAAGGAATATGAGAAATAATGATAGATATGATAGGCATGACCCGTTGAGTAATCTTCTGTTGGCTGTAGCAGTAGGGATTATTTTTGGGATAGGGTGGTGTATTAAATGGGTTTGGAATTATTTTTTTGCATAAATTCTGTATTTTTGCCCCTCAACAAACTCAAAACTCAAATGAAATTAAAATTTTTAATGCTAAGTTCCCTGCTTTTTATAAGCTCTCTTTGTTTTGCCCAACTTGGTGTACGTGTGGGAACTGGTTTAACAATGATTAGAGTAGATTCTAACAATCCTAAAACTTTGGCACCTTCTAATGATTGGTTTGGGGAATTAGGCGTTTTTTATCAGCAAAAATTAACTAATTTTTTTATAGAACCTTCTTTTAGTTATGTGAGTCGTTCCTATTATGATAATAATAGGCTAGGTAATATAGAACTATTTTTACCTGTTGGTTATCAAGTCCAAACAAAATTACCTCTGCGTTTTTTTACAGGAGTATCAGCAACTTATGTACTTAATTCAAATCTACGTAATTTTTGGGTACGCACAACAGGGCAAGGTGCATTACTAAGTAAAGGTGATGAAAAAATCAATTTTTTGCTAGGCTTAAAAATAGGTGCTGGTGTGAAGTATAAAAGAATAATTGTTGACTTAGTCTATGAACAGTTTTTGAATCCACACTATTCGTCTGATTATCTTTTTACTACCATAGATTATTATAATAGAGGCATAACCCTCAAGGCTGGTTATCTTTTTTGGTAACTATATTAAGCAATTTATAAACAGACTTTGTAACATTTTTTATTGTTGCAAAGTCTGTTTTGTTTTTTCCCCATCAATAAAGTTTAAAAAACGTGTGAAAAAAAAATATTTTTTTTTGTGCGAAAAAAACGACCTTGTTTTTGACTACACTACTACATTTGTCTAACTCATTTAGTATCAATGAGTTAGACAAATTTTTTTGTAGTAAAATTGTAGTCGCCACGACTACAAAAAAACTACATGACTACAATTTTACTACATTTTTACTACAACCTAACTAATTGATTATCAATAAATTAAATCACTTTTTTAGTAAGTATTAAAGTTTTTGAAAAAATCCCATAGTATATAGCTTTTTTTTTTTATTTTTTTAAAATTATTTTTTTAGTACACATTCAAAGTTTTTTCCCCCTTAAATCTGTACTACATGACTACATTTTTTTGTAAGCCTCCCATACAAACGGTTTAAAACGAATTGTAACGCATATTTTTTCGATTTGGAATAGCATAAGATTTTTTAGTTTTATCCTCGTTTGATAATTGCTTCTTTTTGTGTTAATTTTTTGACAGGCTTTTTAGTTTTAGGAAATCTACAAGTATTTTCTAATTCTTTTTTCGCCTCTTCCTTTGCAGCTTTTTTAGCTAAACTTTCAGTGGCAAAAGATTTGCTCACACATTCAGAATTATACAAAATAATATCAATTATTTTGTTATTCTTTTTTTGTTGCAAAACAGCTAATGCACGCCATTTATTGTGATAAGGAACATAAGTTGCTGAAATGATGATTTTCATTTTATTGCTGTGCCTGTTTAGGCTCTGGTTTAGGTTGTGATTTAATTTTCATTTCCTTTCCAAAACTCATTTTATAGAGTGCATCAAGGTACGCATAGGCTACATCTGGATTTCGTTTTGTGGCAAAACGCCAAAAATAGTAAGACAAACTTAATGCACTCGTTAAAATAAGTTTAGCTGTGATTGCTCGGAGTTTTGCTAGTTCTTCTTTCAGTTCTTTCATTGTCTTTACGGTAATTCAGTGGCTACCCACGTTTTGTAGGCTAAAAATATTTCTTCGTAGGCTGTGATGGTGGCTTCATCAGCTTCTGGAACGGTAAATAATTTGCCATCTTGACTTTTTAAGGTAGCTTTATTGGTTTCTAAATTTGTTTCGCCAATCAAAATAAGACTACCTGACTGAAATTTTTTGCGACTGCCTAAATTTGTTTCTGTAACTCCCATGTGTTTTGAAAAGTTTAAAAGGTTTGATTTGTGTTTACACCTGATTTGTTAGCGGCTGGATTTTCGTCCAGTTTTTCGATTTGGTGGTCTATGTAACCCAACTTTACAGACCTGTCCCACTTATTTGCTCGTTGTACAACTTTGAAAATGCGATTTAAGGTATAATCTCGCATAGTCGGAACTGTCAAATTTACATATTGATTGTACGCATTGCGAATCCCCGAACCACCATTGCCACTCATAGAGCCTTGCATAATTACTCCCGCTAATTCAGGATTCATACCTATTGCAGACGTTATGCTAATCATGGCTTGGTCAAAAATAGTAGAAAAGGCTTCATCATACAGCTCTGCTTTGATAGCTTCAATTTTAACGCCTTCTTTCGCTTTGCCATTTTGTAATTCCATATCAAAATACGTCAAAAAGTTTTTGCCTGTGTTTCCTGCGTTGGAAAAAAAGGCATCTAAGGCAGCAATAAAATCGTCTTCTGCTTGGTCTTCATCTCCTCGTTTGCAAAATAGTCAGACGGAAGTTGAATATGAAAACGTGGCAAATACCCATTTGTCAAGCCGCCCAAATGAAACAACGGTATTTTGTTGTGCAATTTGATGGCATTTTCAGCCCCAATAAAAAACGGTTTGGTATAACGGTAACTCCCTGGTGAATAGCTGTTCAGTTGCAAAATAGCTTTTGAATTTTGCAATGGATTTTTTTCATCTAGCGTAGGAACTTCGTACATATCATATAACCCATACGACCAATCCCCAAGCATGTGTGTTACAGGCATGTACTCAAATTTTCCAATGCGGTGTAAGGTTGTATCCAAGTGATTCACTGTTGCAATTTTAGTACCTGATTTAGCTCGGTTAAATTCTACAACAGCTTTGCCTAGTGCTGCCCAATCTTTAACCACTTTCATGCTCATAAATTGCCAATCATTGGCATCTAACCAATCCCAAATTTCAGGCTGCTCATTTTCTTGCAAGTAATCAACCTGAATTTTGCCGTTGTCTATGCGTTCTCTGTACAAGACATATTTTTTGCCTGTTACAAAATCTACAATTTTGTTTACTAAACTCCAAACAATGGGGTTTTCGTCCATCATTTTTAGCCAATGTCTAGGAAATTGGTTATCACCGCCCCAAGGTTGATACAGTTGGTATGTGCCTCGCAACGGTTGGTTAAATCCTGAAGCTAACGAAGTTGTATCTTCTAGCTGTGGACGATTTCGGTTTCGTTCCGTTTGGGCAATCGTCAAAACATTACCAGAAGTTTCATGGTAGAAACTTTTGCTAAGGTCATTCGTGCCAATAAGTTGAAATTTTGTTTTTTCTTGTCCCCTCATACTCAACGCCTACATCTCATGGTCTATCAACATTCCGTTAAACATGATTAGCAAATCGACTTTGATTGCTACATGTTTGTTTTGTTCAAGGTCAAAGATACGTACTATTCGTTTATCAAACGCAAGGAATGTCTTTTTTAATTTTCCATTTCCGTTTTTTTCTGCAATTTCCTTGAAATTTGTTTGCGTGTCTGTTGGATTAATTCGACTGCAAAGGTTTCTTGTCGCTGATTCAGTACGTCTATTTTTATCGGAATAGGCGTGAACTAGGCTAAACTTTTGTAATTTTTCGTTTACATAGATAGTTTCTATCATTGCCAACGCTGTTTTTAAACCTATTTTTTGCATGTTTTTTTTCATAACTTTTTGATTACTAGTTTTTTAACCCTAAAAAAGAGTGTATTTTTTTGCATGTTTGAGATTTTCGCACCGCAAGGCGAATGAGAATCACCCGCCGCCTATGGAAAAAAGTAGGGAAATATGATAGCGGCGGGTGATGTTTAAATAGTTTTTCCGAGTTTGCGTTTCTTCTTAACGACTAACGGTTGCTCACAAATCCGATAGACAACATAGTCAAAAGCATCTGTCAAGTGTGTCGACTGTTCGGGAGGTGTGTGTCCATCTTTCTCCGAAGTCTTATCCTTTTCATAGTGTTTAATCATAGGAGCTTTGATAAGACATAAGGGCAAATAGGTACAACCTGCCTTGTTTATCCGAATTTTAGGGAGTTTGGTATTTGTTTCATCACCTTTCAACGCTTTGTTAATGACTTGGTGGCGTTGTATAAATTGCGGATTTAAGCCGAGCTTTACTAACTCGCAAGTCCACCCTTGCTTCTTTAATTCGTGCATGATTTTGTCATAAAAACTGATAAAATCAGCCGATAGATAGGTTAATGATTTGCTATTGCCTTGCTTGTCGCCATAAATTTTGAGGTGTTTGGTGGGGTGATTTTCAAATTCATTGCAAAATAGATTGACCAAATTATCTAATAATTTTGTACCTTTTACAAACAATTCTTGATGAATGTAAATGGTGTCCCCCAAATATTGCCCAACTACACAACAGGTAAAGCTCCCTCCAAAGTCAAAAGATACAAATAATTCCTTATCGGGTGCAAGCATGGTACGTGTTGTGTCTATATAACAATGTTTCCGCTCATCAAACTCATCATAGTAACAGTCCGAAATACGCCCAACTTCTTCGCACATAATCTCGACTTTATACATCAAGGGGTTCATTTCACGTTGCCACCTTGTAACCGTATCCCTGCCCAACACGTCCATATTATCCCAAGACGTGCCTTTTAAAAAGAAAATATCTTCAGGGTTTTCGGTGGCTAATTTTTCATAGCCCAAAATCCATTGCCCCGAACTTAACCAGGGCATAGACGTATAAAAGGCTATTTGTTTGTGTAAGGGATTATCTCTAAATCCTTTCCGAAAACTGTTGGCACGAATGGTTGGAAAAATGACAGTATCAAATATTTCTTTGTCAAGCAACGCAGCCTCGTCAATATCACAGCCATCAAGGTTAATTCCACGAATTAAATCAGGCGTATGCCAACTAAATAACTGTATGGTATAGCCATTTTCAAACGTGATAATATTTGAATAGTCTTCGGGTTTTTCATACGGTTCATCAAACCATTCAGGCGGTTTGCGAAACTTCACGTAATTTCCTTTTTGCTTCCCTTCTTTGTATTCGATAAAATTCATTTTTCGAATCCCTTGCATCATGGAGGGGACAACTCTATTTTTTAAATGTTCGTAGGTAGGTCCAAACAAGCCGAACTTTGCTTTTGCCAATGGTTTTACAAGGGGGTTTCCATTCGGGGCATACAACCCCCCAGCTCTTGTGCCTTGTTGCAGCCCAATAGTAAATGATTTTCCAAAGCCACGCCCTGCCACAAGTACCTTTGTCTTGTGTGTAGTGCGTAAAAAAACCTTTTGTTTGGTGTTGATAAAGCTATACTG